GGTAAGGTTCCACTTGTAACCTGAGATGCAGAGATGGCAATAGATGTGTTTGTAACGCTTGAAATCTGTCCATAAGCGTTCGTTGTGATCACAGGTACAGTAGATGCACTACCATAGGTTCCAGCAGTTCCTACGGTCGCTAAAGCAATCGTACCAATAGTGGTGATTGTTCCACCTGTTAGGCCAGCACCAGCAGTGACAGAGGTTACCGTACCACCAGAAGGAGCAGTTCCACTAGAAGCTGAGGTCAATCTTCCGTAAGCATCTACGGTGATGGTTGCGTAGTTATAGGTGCCTGCAGTTACAGCAGTTGTGGTCAAACCAATTGTTGGGTTACCAGTCGAAGCATCGCCATTGGTAACAGCAATTTGACCAGAGGTTCCTGTGATGGTTTTGTAGCCTATGGTGGTGCCATTGACTGAGAGGAGGCCAGTGCCTGAGACTGCGGCAAAATTAGCCAACACCCCACTCGTTGTAATCGTTGGATTACCACCTACTCCATTACCATTGGTAATCGATAGGCCAGAACCTGTAACCGTGATTGTTCTAGGCGTAATGGTTCCTGCACTTGTCTTGGCAATCACGCCAACACCAGATGCCTCTAAAGAACCAGAAGTGCCATTGAGAGAAATTTGGTAAGTAGAACCTGCTCCACCATCAGTTAAACTCAAGCCTGTACCTGTGGTCAAATAACGTGATGAAGGCAATGCAGGCGTAGCATTGACCGTCAAAAAGCTATATGTGCTCAGGTTTGAGGTAGCCTGAATAGCACCTGTCGTCGTCTGTACCGTCACCCCATTTTGGACAACAGGAACAGCTTCAGAGCCTGTTAGGGCACCTGCTACTGGGAGTTGGGTTATGGTTACATTAGCCATAGTTATTGGTTCTCAGGTGGACTTGGACTTAGTGTATCTAGATTACCATTGGTTGATGGTGTTTGTGTATTATTTTCTGGTGACAATTCCCACTGACCGTATCCAGTTTCAATGATTGCGTCTGGCACCACGTCAATGTTGGTATCAGGTCTGGGAAAACGAATGTTAATTCTCTCTGTCTTACGAGCCGCCAACCTGTAGGGGTCCTTCTCATCTTTACAGCCTTGGGCACACACTCGGAGGCCGGGGAAGTTAAAGTCCATACTCATCTCTGCATGGGGACGCTTCATCTTACATCTATCGCATATCGCAATAGATATATCAGACATTCCTCGTGTATCAATGAATATAGGCATTAGACAACCTCCAAACGATTGTTTTTTCGGATATTGTCAATAGCAGGTATGACTTGTAAGTTCCAAGGAACGTGCATACCAGATACAGATTCACCCTTCATGGGAATTATATGATCCACATGATATTTGAGTCCAATTGAATTAAGAACTGAACAGTATTTATAAATACATTCCATTTCAAAATTATCTATTGGCAATAACCAAGCAGGCATACGTTCTATTTTGCTTGCTCGATATTTTTGAACATTTTTCAATCTTTTTTCAGGATTGTTTTTTTGCCAAGCAATAGTTGCCTCATTCTTTTGAAGTCGATACTTTTCTTTTCTTTCAGGATCGGCATTCAACCATTGTTTATGCTGTTGATTTTCTATATCACGGTGCAGTTCTTTATGTTTTCTTCTATGTTCTGCTCGTTTTTCAGGATTAGATTTTCTCCAATCATTAAGCCTAAGTAACGCACAACCTAAGCATTCACCATTTCTTGTTGCTCTTTCCGTTTCATGACCACGCAAACAAGGCTTGCCCGTGTAGTAACGGGTCAATCCTTTTTCTTTAGCTTGTGATCTTGAAATAACATTCATTTTTAATACTTTTATCTAGTATATACACTTATGTTAGGTGAAAAGTATTCAGGAGACCTGTCACGTTCTTCATTTTCCACATCAACAAGGAACTTATCAGCCATTTTTTCCAAATAAGCTATGCGAGTTGGGTCAACTTGTGGCAACTCCAAGCTCATTCTGTGAGCTAGCATGAAAATAGTGGCCTCATACCACCTTTGTGGGATAGCTAACTGCTGTTGAAGCGTTCCAACGTCCTCAATCTGGGCTGAATACCACACAGTCATCTGCACAAATGACGTATTTGGCACAGGCCAGAGCGTCATGGTAGGCTGATTGATGGTTCGTTGGAAATAATACTGAAAAGGCTGGTTAGCAGTGAAATTTTTGTTAGGAAGATTGGTGTAATCGTCCCTGTTTAGGCGAGACATCTCAATTTCAGTGCTGTTATTGCCCAAAAACCACTCTCTGAGGGCCAAAGTTGTGCCATTGAAGGCTTGGATTCGGTAGAACTCGACGTTGAACCCCGGGTCCACATCTTGCCATATCCACTGCCCATCAGTCACAGTCACATTTGTACCTGTGTAAATGGTCTGCCAGTTCACCCCATCGCTCGAAGCTTGCAAATAGTAGCTCCAAGTTGCTGTTCCAAAGTTCGCCACATAAGGCATGATGCCTATGGAGCCAATGTATTGGGGGTTTGATGTCCCATAATCGACTTGGAAATAGCTATTTGGGTTAGTTTGTTGGCAGTAAGTTGATGTGTTTCCATCGCTGATGTTGGCAACAACGCCACCAGCACCAGATGTATAAGCTCCAGAAGGTCTTGCCAATTGGCGATATAAGACGTTTAGAGCGTCGTTTGCACCTAAGGGTAGCAGATACTCATACTGGTTGGCGATCAAGCCTACAACGGTCTTTTGGATGGCAAAATACTGTATTCCACGGTTGATCATGTTTGACAAAAGAAAATACAAGTTTTCTCTTGCAAACTGTTGTTGCTCGTCAGTGATCTCTTCAGCTAATTTTCCACAACGACGCACAGCATGGTCAATGACCGTCTGCGTATTTATCACTGTGGTGCTTACGGTTCCTGAGAAAGCCATGTTTTTTCCTTACCAACCGGGGCAATTCCAACGCTTCAATGATGCCTTAGCTCTTGGCGCATCTCCACTTGAATGCTTAACAACACCGCTCATGCGGGCACAAAATGAATCTTTTCTTGAGCCACCTTGAGGCTGGGGTGCTTTGAGATGGCTACCAGTCTCTCGATTGTATTTTTCTCTGCCCTTGGCAGTTAGTCCAGCACCCCTGTCTGTCGATAATTTTTCACCACGACTGACAGCCAAGTTGACGCCACCACCATCTTTTTTCTTCGCAGTTTTAGCTGACTCAATAAAGGCTTCCTTGGTTGGGGCACCCTTAGCTCCGACACGACGCATTTTTTCGCCTGATCCATGGGCTATCCGCTCCTGTTTAGCATGGATATTGGCATACAAGCCACCTTTTGCCATTTTCTTCCCCTCATCAGCTTTGACGAACTCTTTGCCAACTTTTTGGGGGACGCCACCAAAGCCACCCTTGGTGTGGGCAGCGGCCTCCATCAGTCGATGTTGAGCAGGCGATTTGCTAGGCATTATGAACCTGAACCTGTTACAGCATTATTATTTTGAATCAACTTACCAGTAACAATAACGCCTGCGGCTATGGTTCCAGTATTTGTGCTCAACTGCCATTGAATATCTGTCTTTTCTGCGTAAGCAAAAGGATCAGATGCTCTTGAAGCTGTGTAAATAGAAACAAATGGTTGTTGTAGAACAGCCAATTTAACGCCAGTTGCATTGTTGATTGCTTGCACTTTGTAAGTGATGATCGTGCTTCCAGTATAGCTATTTGAACTATTAACTTCAGCAAGGTCTAAATAGAAAGTGTAACCAGCAGGAACTGTGTAAATAGTGCTTTGTGATTTGCCAATACCAACATTGATTTGGGCAACAATGTTTGAAGATTGTTTCAATGTGATGGTTCCAACATTGGTGCTTTGCCCAGTGCCGGGCGAGACCATCAACAAACTATTAACTCTAAAGTAACTGTTTACAGTTGTAACTGCACCAGTTCCATTCATTGCCAATGTTTCAGAAATTGGATTAAAACTTGAATCCAATCCACTGATTAAAATTTTTGCAGACGTATCATCAGACGCAGAGGTACTTACCAACGACAAAGTTGATGCTGATGTTATGTATGTGTATGTAGTTGCATTTTCCCAAATAGGAATCGCAGTTGTGGTTACTGAAGATTGATAACCAAAAAGGCTAACAACGCTGTGCCCATAAATTTGACCTCTTGCTACTTGAAGGTCAAATGGCTCATACGCACCTGCTCGTGTTACTGAAGCAACAATTCCATTACTCATGATGTATTCCTTAAAGAGTGGGAGCCTAAGCCCCCACCTTATTTAACGCTTGATACTGCCACCACGACGCTTTTGTGGAGGAGTCACAGAAACTTGTTTAACAGTCTTTGTAACGCTTCCAGCAGGTGGTGTAGTGCTACCCATACCTATAGCTGATTTGACCATGTTGTAGCCCTTTCTAATGGGGTCTAACATCATGTTTCTCATCGCTAAGTTATCAGCAGT